ATTCGATCTAGTGCGCCCTCCACAACCTCTCAGTTGTTTCTTGCCTAGACCACGACTTTGTATCTCCGTCTCTCCAAGATCTTCTCTGACTCACCGTTACTAGTACATTAACGGGCGGAGAGGTCGCCAAACCTGTCAGATCACCCCCTTGATCAAGAAGCCATTAAGTCATACAAAATTCGATTTTCCCCACTATTTTAACCAACTTGCTGTCCACACAAGCCACGCAACATAATCTTTTGATGTAAATAAGCTCGAGAAATGGTTCCAGACTCTGGGTTGACTCCAGCAAAAGACAATATAAACATACCCTGATATGATCTTTCATAATCATCGATAGACACAGACCCTTGCGCAGCATTAACATCAAATGTCAAACGACGAGGAGGTGCTGTCAATGGGTAAGTAAACTCTTTCCACACAGGGTAAGCTTTATGATTACCTATTGACGTAACAAAGTCATATCGATTAGCCTCAGTAGTTAATGCGATCCACTGTGACATTTGCTCAGGATTGTCTATAAAAGCTACAGCAACGGTACCTGTAGTTGTTAAACTAACACTAGGAACGTGATTGTAAGCAGTACCAGGAAGGTATTTAAATTGTCTATACAAGAGCCCAACATCAGCAATAGGATCCAATGTTCGAGCACCATTTATATCTAAAGGAATTGATGAGTGGCCTGATCCTGTCGCCACAGTATGTGTCATTCTTCGGTTGCCAGACAAAACTGTTTGATCAGATATTGCACCGCGTACGTTATATCTAGGCATCCTAGGAATATTTGCAACCATGTTGGCAGGCGAACGTGCATTTTGGTTAGTTTTCGAGCGCTTACGTACCATTCTTTATAATATGCGAGTAATTGTTGATAAATTGGCGTTTATCGCCGCCCCAGACGCTGTTGTCAAAATAATTCTCCAATTCAATTTGAGCGTCAGGATGTATGCCAGTTTGTAACCAGAAAGAATATCTGCCATAGTCATCAGGGTGGTCATAAGATATATTGGCATTCTTACTAAGTGTGGCATATGCATTAAAAGCACTGCGCTTACCATCCATTAAAGCGCCATCTTTGCCAAACCTATGAAGCATGCGATAAAAAGACCCCAAAACAGGGACATCAGCACAAAAAGCTAATCCACAGTCTGAGATATTTCTTAACCATCTCTGATAAGCTAAAACATCATGTCCAAGATTCACTGCAGTTACATCTTTAAGTAAGCAAGTTTTGACATTTCGAATCATTCTGTATATGCCATTACATCTTATAGGCTTACACTGACAAAATTCGATCTGCTCAAACTCATACACTGGTGCTTCTTGAACAATTTTAAACCCAAAATCTGCAAAATAGGAGTTTAATCCACCTAAATGATTCAAATGGTCTTTCTCGAGTATCAAAAGGCAATCATCACCATTATTCACAAATTCAACCTTAACAGGCAATGTCATAATGTAAGCATAAGCCATCAAGCACATCAAAAATTTATTACCCAAAGAGGTGTTCATATCTCCAGACATTCGTGATCCCCTCTTTGTATACCTAAATTTCCCGTCTGTAGCTAATGCAAACCCAATATTGTTAATTTGCCACCTTAATAATTGTAGCAACTCTTTATTTTTCCCGAAAATCAATTCATAAAAAGAGTGTTCAAATTTTAAGGCATCTTCACTAACATGTTGGTCAAATCTGGATGCATCCATACCCACACAAACTGGGTTTTTGAATGAATTCCATTTTTGAAAAATGATATCAGCCTGCATAAAAGCGTTATATTTGCTCATAATGGTGGGCGATCCATACAATTGATCAATCGCATCATAAACCTTGTGTTCTAATGGTAGCAGATACTTCCCAAGTTCAACATTATACCTGGGCCGCCTCGGTTGAATTACTCTAGGAGCTGGGTCAGGCTTAATTGTGACATTGGTTTTCTCTGCTTTTATAAAAGTGCTCAAGTGAGAATCCTGGGGTCGGACAGGTTTTAACACCAGCCCGTCTGCAGCTTGCTGATAAATTGTCCTACGAGGTCCCTTGTAGTACTCGACAAATTGTTGTCTAGTCACAGGAGATTGTCGGCCAATACAACCAGCTACAGCTCGCTTGTAGATTCCACACTTACGTTCAAAGACACCAGGAACAGGATTTAAACATTTGGTTAACTGTTTGTCAGTGAACAAAACTCTCTCCCCAACCCCGCGAATCAGGTTGTTGATAGAGTTGTTATGGGTCGTCACCTTATCATCGCAAATGTACTGACCCATAGTTAAGTATTTGCGACGTTTTGTTACCCCTGAAAATATTGGAGTGATACCGGGATAGTTTCCTGGAGTAGTATCTATCCCCTCCAATTTTTCGGGGCCCCATCAATGGTCAGATGGGTCGCGTCCAAGAATGTCCGCGACCGCACCCAATTCCTTAGTGCGATTAGTCTTCTTAATTGCCAATCTTTGTAAATCACTCTTCATAGGGACAAAAACAAGTTCAGTAGCAAAATCTAGATTATCATTAATATGTCTAGCTAACACACCATGTTGGACACATAAGTCGTACAAAAATTTTCGCACACACATGTAATTAGCTTGATTTCTTTTTAACAATCCAAATTTTGCCTTCCCAGTCTTAACTAGGTATGCTCTAAATGGAGCTTTACATCTCCGTTTGACACTACGTCGAGTGATAATACTATTATCAACAACATCCAAAGCAGCATTAGATTCTTTATCTGTAACATCATCCAATTCTAAAACCATATCTGTATTAACTTGATCGATAACATCTTTAATATCAGAATCAACTTGAATTACAATCTTATCAGCCCGAACCTTATGACGATTGAAGTGTTGATATAAAGACCATCCCACCTTAAACATTCCGACTCCAATCATAACTGTTTGACCAGCAGGTGACATCAATGCTAGAGCCATCGCTAACGCGGATTCACGACTAAAG